AGTCGGCGATGAGAGGTTCACCATTTTTCATAAGGACATTATCAAGGTGCAAATCATTGTGACGAAACTCACTATAATTTTTCATAATTGTGTGCAAAGTGAAAAGAACTTTATTTATAATTTTCAACAATGAATCGTCAGTGAGGCGGGCGGCATTGGCCACGATCCATTTAGACATTGGTCCACCGTCCGCGCGCTCCATGAAAAGAACAGCTTGACGGTGAGGGTCTATCTTTTTACCAATTTTGTTAATGTTGTTCATGTTGGCGATGGACACAAAGTCTTTACAGTTTACAAACTGCATGACGGGCAAAACGCCACCCTGGGCTACGCGCTGCACCACCTTCTGAATGTCCCACTCCACCTGTGAAGGCTGAGTCTCCCCACGGCTCTCAGCAGCCTTGTCAAATGGAGAAACTTTTATTGCGATATCGCGTACGAGATAATTGGGACGGCGCGTCGCTGCGAAAATCACACCCTGACGACCCGATCCAATCTTTTTCATACCCGTGAGATGGCGGAGAGAAGAGCAATCAAGAGCCTGGTGGGGGAGAGGTTTTTTCAGCGACACGTTCGATCGCAGCCTGGGGGCGGCGAAATAACGCACGGCATCATTTTTTGTCATGACCGAATTTGGTACAGATTTAGTGACTTTGCGTCCAGAGGGGCTTCTGTGATAGACATATTTCCCTCGGGGCCCAGAGGTGAGTTGAAAGAGGCGCTTATTGCGCATCCAGGTCTCCATACTTGGAGTTAAGATTTTTCTACATTACACATCAAGTTCAAAGTTCGGAATTGGACGCCCTGTGAGTCACTCGTCCTCCTCCTCAGTGTGCACGCTCTGCTCGTCGTCCTCGACCAGTGCGCGGCTCGGAAGCTTGTTGGCCGCGCTAAACTTCACCTGATGGACGCGGAAGGTGGCGCCAAAACCCGCAGGCGTGCGCCAAATCTGACTGAGCTCCACGAGCGTCGTGACGCTCTGACCCTTCTCCAGTGAGTCCAGGGGGACGTCGGTGCCAGTGCTGTCGTACGACTCGGTCTTGATCGCGCCCGTGTTGATGTCGGTGATCACCTTGAGATTCAGAAGGGGTGCGTACCCCTCCTTGTTCGCAGGCTTGAAAGGAGCCTTGTACATTTCTGCGAGGGTCTCACGGCTCATCTTCTTGCCCATCAGTTCCTCGCAGTGATCAAATACAAAATCAAGGACCGCCTTGTTGATCTCATCGAGCTTGGCCGCCGCAGCGGGATTGTCGACGCTCAGGGGCAGGCTTGTGCTCGTCACCTTGCCGTCGTCGCCAGCAAAGGTGCTCAGACCAAAGGGTGCACGGAGGTTAGGGAGCTTCAGCATGAGCTTACCACCCGCCTTGTGGTTGAGGTAGACCGCCTTGCCACCCTTGGCATTCTTGCGCACGTCCGAGAACTTGATGTCAGACATCGGGAGGTCAGTAATCTTGACAATGTTGAGCGCCATGTTTGCTTCTCTACTGTACTATGGTCTCGTCCCTTTAGACCCTACTCACGCGCACAAGACTTTTTTTCGCGGGTCATGGTAAGATGTCGGATGCCAACATCCGAAAAAAATCAAATGACGCGTTTCGTGAGCTCGTAAAGGCCATGGCTAGTGAAAACACCACCAATGTGAAGTTGAAGGAATTAGTAAATACTGCCACCGTTGCAATTAGGGCGGCGCGGAAGGTGCCGCTTGAGCCATCACCCAACGGTGGCCCGCCTACGGACATTTACAGATCTCTTTATATGAATCCGACACAGAAGAACGTCTTGAATGCATCTGCATACGTAGCGGCCGTCCGTGGTGGAACAAAAACCGCCAACAATATCTCCAAAAATCGCTTGATTGGCAAGGGTGAATTTGGATACAATAATCCAAAAGTGAAGAAGTTTTGGGAGAATATAAATGCCAATCTCACCCGGACTAAAGCGGTGAATAACTTCAAGGCGAAGGTGCGCGCCGTGAACTTCAATATGAATAGTTATATAAAGAAACCCAAGGGCGAAATTAACACTAATCGCATGATTGGACGGGCGACGGGTATGGCGCGCGTTCGCGCGGGTGGTCGTGCTTACCCGAATCAGGATCTGAGAAAGTTTTGGAACAATGTAAATTCAGCACTTAAGAATGCGGGCAAACCACCCTTCCGCAATACCGAGGAGGATTCCCGTGCCAACGTCAATGTAAATGGTAAAAACAAACCAGGTGCGAATAATTCCAAAACGAGAGAAGCTATTGAATGGGCGATGTCGCGCCCTTTCTGGACACGTTCTCCAGCTTTTAAAAAGCTGACTACACGTCTCTCGACTGCTAATAATAATACCCTGAAAGAACTAGCCGATGCGTATTCGAAGAGGTCCGGGGCGGCTCCTGGTCTGTCGGACGCCGCCAAGAGGGAATCATTTCTGAAAGCACTTAGATCAAATAATAACAACGCGAAATATGTTCTTTCAGTTAAAAATCCCGACGGTATAAAAAATCACACTATATTTTTGAATGCTTACAATGCCGCCGAGGCGCTTAAAGGAGCACCTACAAATAACGTAATAAAAGGAAACAAACTAACTAAATTCTTGAAAAACAACCCCGATCTTGTTAAGAAAATATTTGTAACTTTTCAAGGTAAGATAAATGGGGGGGCGGGTTTGAAAAACCTAGAGGTTGCGAGGAAAATGGTGCAATCCCCCACCGACAGCCCAAACGGCGTCGCCCTTGCGAACACACTGACAACACACCGTCCCATGGGATGGCTATCGAAGAAGACGGCGGGACGTGAACCCGCTTGGACACCTGAATATTTCAAGAGATATATTAAAATTAAATACCCAGATGCAGTGTACGTAAATGACGCCGCCGCACGTAACGCACGTGCCGCTGGAAAATATACCACATTCCCCGGAGCAAACGCAAAATTAATTAAAAGTAAATGGTTCACTAATTTTGGGACGAATACGGTGCGCGATCAGGGGCAGCCACGTAACGACCTCGCCTTAGCAAACGCAAAATCCCGTGCAAATGCGTATCTCCGTACAGAAAACCCAGATGTGAAGAAATTCAAGAATAACATGAACAGAATTACGAACGCATCGAACATACGACTCAAAAACGTAAAATGGCATCTACTTAGTAGACCGATCGCCACCCCTGTTAACCGCAAGGCTGAAGCCAAACTCGTGACTCTACGCTCAGGTAAGACTGCGCTCAATGAAGTAGCTAACACTGCGGCGGCGGCGGCGGCGGCGGGGGTTAATAGGGCTTGGGTAGATCTTAAAGTGGCTCAACAGAATGCAAGCAACACGTCAAAATCAACACAACTCACTCCATATCAACGTCGCCTCATTGAGATGATAGCAAATGGTAACTTTGCTAATATTTACGGAAACAACGAACCTAAAAAGAGAGTGGCGCTGACCAAACTCTTAGGGGGTGGCACCGTGGATGGCTCACCGGCCGCTACTGCGGATGCCATCAAGGCTGCGATGAACGCCGTCCTTGCCGGAACAATAATGTCTAACACAAACTACAGCAAGGTTTACACGTTGAAGAAGCTTATCCCGCGTCTCACGATCGATATGCAAACGTACAATAAGTTGACTACAAATAAACGCGTCCCCGCTGTATACCGGGATCTTCTCAAGAAGTATCTTAATGCTTATACCATGAGTAGTGGCAGCGGCTCCGGCAGCTGGCGTGAGCGTAAGGTGGGGGGGAAATATGCAATAACAAAAGAGCAAGCAAATAAATTAATTTCCAACTCAAAAATTAGTGGCACCCTTGCGACAAACTCCCGCGCCCGGCTGATAGCCGCATATCCACTTGCAAACTTCGACTGGAGTGTTAGGAACAAGTATAAGAATGAGAATAAGGCTTATCTACCACCGATAGCATAGGGAGGCGGGCCTCCCGCTGGTGGCGGGGCGGGGGGCGGGCCCGATCAAGCGGCTGTAGCGCGGGCGGCTGTATTACTGGGTGAAATAAGAGATGCGGTGGCTGCGGTGAGGACCGCCGCCAATGCTGGAAATAAGACGGCGGCCAGTGCTGCTCTTGCACGCGTCAAGAGAGCCGTGGCCAATCGCAAGGCCCTCGAAGGCGCAGGTGTTCCTGTACACGCGAATATTGCTGGTTTAGTCACCGCGGCCACAAACAACCATGCACGCGCTACAGTGGTCGCCAACGCAGCCGCCGCCCTGGCCAAGGCTGAAGCAAGGGCCGCCGCAGCGGCCAAGGCGGCAGCAAATGCACAAACGGCAGCGGCGGCCAGGGCTGCTAGAAACGAACTGGCTCGCGCAACCAAGGCGGCAGCTAACGCGGCCAAGGCGGCGGAGGCTGCCTCCGCCGCGAAGCAGAAACAAATTCGAGATTTTGTTTTGAAAGTATGGAAGTTGACTCCGGGAACCACGAACAGTCAGACCAAGTTGTGGGCGCCCCGTATACAGAATAACGCAGCGTTGACCCGCGAACTCCAAAAATTCAAGGGGGCCCTTACAGAGGCCAATATCAACGCCATTAAGACCAATATCAATAGCGCAGCGGCTAATAAAAAGATAGGATACTGGGGTGGGCCATTCGCTGGAAAGAATGCCAATATGAATAATAAAATCGAACAGGCCAAGTGGATTGTGAACCTGGGGCTCGGGCGGGCGGCGCGTCCGGCTCCGTGGCAGCTGGCCAAGGCTCAATCAAATGCCGTCACGAAAATAGCGGCGCGGTGGAGAGGGCGAAAAGCTCGTGGGGCGTTCTACAATGCAGCGACCGAGGCGTCGAAGGCTGTGGTGGCCGCGCGTGCAGCTGCAGCCATACCAGGGGGCCCGACAAAGTCGAAACAGTTGGCGAAACAGTTCCGTCTGGCCAAAATAGGACAAAATTTGAAGAACACCTTCATCAACGGTCCGGGACAAATAAACAAACCTGATAATTTAAATAAAATTAACAAAACTTTCTTGCAGAATCTTACAAATCAGGAAATCGTGAACCACCTCAAGGGCATCAATGGTTTCAAGCCGACAAATGCAAAGGGGTTTACGAATGCCAATCTTGTGAAGATGGCTAGATACTTTACAGCATGACAGTTCAGCGCCAACTTCGTATAAATTTTAAAAAGTAATAGTAAATGGCCAGCATGGGTTTCGAGCCCAAACTCGACTGCGGGTGTGGTTGTGGAGGTGCCAAGAAGAGTGACGTCGTCAAGTTCAAGTACGCGGCGTACTCTGCACTCGTCTTTTTCTTCGTGGCAAATCCGGAGACGTTCAAGCTCACAAGTGGATTGTTTGGTGGATGGGTCGCCGCTCCAGGGGGTTGCCCCACGGCTGCGGGTCTGTTCCTGCACACGATCGTATTCCTCGCGCTCGTGTTCGGGCTTATGAAGATTCGTAGCTGAAACTTTTTTCCCAGTAAATAGTAAAATGTGGACCAAGATTCTGATCTTCATGGTTGTCTTTTTCCTCGTGGCCAACCCGTCGACGTTCAAGATCGTCCGCCGTCTGTTGGGTTCATGGGTCGCCAGCGCCGAGGGTCTGGCCACGCCCGCCGGTCTGGTCCTGCACGGCGCCGTGTTCGTTGGCCTCGCCATCTTCCTGCCCAAGGCGTTGATGGGCGCCTCTGGCTACGCCGAGGACGACGAGGAGTTTGAGGACGAGGGTGAGGAGTATGAGGACGAGGGTGAGGAGTTTGAGGATGAGGGTGAGGAGTTCCGCCGCTCGAAGAAGAGCAGCCGCCCTCGGTGCGGGCGTGGTCAGTATTACAACAAGAGCTCTGCGACGTGCATGGCCAAGCCCACGTGCGGTTCGGATGAGTACTTCAGCCGCCGTTCAGGTGCTTGCAAGCAGCGCCGCCGTTCCAAGTCAACCCCGGCCGCATCGGCCGTGACCGCCCCAGGCGCCGCTCCATTGACGATGGCGTCCAAATATGAGGAGGAGGATGAGGAATTCATCGGCATGGGCCCGTACTAAATTCAGAAATCTTCGTCGAACCGCACAGAGTCTCCTTCGGTAACCATTCGCTTGGAGTAATCCCCGACTCTTTTTTCAAAGAAATTCGTCTTCCCCTCCAGTGATATAGTCTCCATCCATGCAAACGGGTTTTCAGCGGCATATATCGCCGGGTGGCCCAATTGCTTCATCAGCCTATCAGCCACGTAATGAATATATTGTTTCATTTGTTCGGCATCCATGCCTATCAGTCTGCATGGAAGCGCCTCCGTAATGAAACTTTCCTCAATTTCAACCGCGCCTCGTACAATGTCCGCCACCGGGGCGGACTTGTCGGCAAGGTGATGGTACAGAGCAACTGCAAACTCGAGATGCAGGCCCTCATCGCGGCTAATCAGTTCGTTACTGAAACACAGGCCAGGAAGGACCCCCCGCTTCTTGAGCCAGAAAATAGAACAAAAAGATCCAGAGAAGAATATACCCTCCATGCATGCGAACGCCACGAGACGTTGTGCAAAAGGCGCTGAACTCTTCATCCATTCCAGAGCCCATTCCGCCTTGCGTTTCACAGCAGGTACCGTCTCTATAGCACGAAACAAGGAATCCTTCTCAGCCTTGTCCTCCACAAGTTTGTCAATCATGAGGCTATACGTCTCACCGTGTATGGATTCATTGAAGGTCTGGTACGCGTAGAATGACCGAGCCTCTGCAATCTGAACTTCTGATGCGAAATTGATATTTATATTCTCCATGACAATCCCGTCACTTGCCGCAAAGAATGCGAGAACCATTTTTATAAAATGTTTTTCAGATGCGTTCAGCTTGACCCAGTCTGACACGTCTGTTGCCAAATCAATCTCCTCGGCCGTCCAGAATGACCCAACGGCCTTTTTGTACAGGGCCCACAAATCAGGGTACTTGATGGGGAAAACCGTGAATCTATCATTCGTGAGGGTGAGGATTGGGTCCGACATACTATATCAAAGAGTTTATTCTTTAGAAGACGCGGCTGAATCTCCCCCTAATAATTCGTGTCATTAAGTAATGGAATCGGTGCTCGCCAAGGTGATGGTTATGGGGGCTGCTCACATCACAGACATGGATGTGAATCACGTCCATCGAAACTACAAATTACCCCTCGACGTCAAAGCGCTCATGTTCTTACACCATCTCATCATTACCATGGTTGTTCTTGGCATCTTTCTCACGAGTAAAAAATTTATTAGAATGCACCTTGTAGCCACCGCTTTCATTTTCATACTGTGGTTTTCATTCGACGGGTGTGTATTGACTTTTCTTCAAAAAGAATTAATAAATTATTTTCCCGGGGACTGTGAGGCGATCCACGGCACGTATACAAAGCAGGCGCGTGAGCAGTTTGTCATTGGCGGTTCGATAATTTTGTACGATTTTTATAAACTTCTAGTGTAGGGATGACCACCGTGAGTGGCTTTTACACCATCAAGGATCCGATGACGGCGACGTTCTACGTGACGTCATCACTCCCACCCGAGCTCAAGGCGGGTGTTACGCTTCTCAATCTTCCAGGGATTGTAGGAAACACGCTCGTGACTACAGTCTACGCGACGCCCGGTGCACGTGCCGATTATGGAGCCTACAACGGGAGTGTGGATTTTCAGATTGACAAATCCCAAACTATCCAAGGGATTGTGCCCGTTTCAGCCACGACGATATCCACGCAGACGTTCACGAATCAGCCACCTCAATATTCATTAGACGGAACTTATTTCATTTCAAATTATAAAGTTTATTTTTATTCAAAATTCCCACTTCCCCAAGATGTAGCCAAGGGGTGGTTACTGAGCAGCCTTCCCGGGATTTCGTCTGTTCTCGAGGTGCGCCAGATGCAGACCGGAGCTGGAAAAATCGCCCCAAAGTACCCAGGTGATCCGGTGACATTCAATTACGCGGGATCCCTGCAACTCTCGCCCATTCCACGGGGCACTGCGCTTCCCAATACTCCACCGGCCGGCGTAAAAGCGAACAATCAAGGAATTCTTTACCCTCCGACCGTTGCAACGGGGTTTGTGGCTCAGCCCCTGAATCTCTCACCGCCCCAAGTGCTTACGATCCCCCCGATTGAAGATGACAAATTTGTACGATTTCCAGTTGACATCCGCCCGCTCGGCGAGGATGTGACCGGTCACAGTATCAATTATGACGACAAATTGGTGGAGAAAAGCAAGTTGGGGTTTAGTGCGGGTGGCGTGCTTTCTCTCGATGCATTAGGGCCACAGGAAGAACGGATCGCCACAATTTCCGATTTTACAAAATCAGAATGGGATCCCACCTATCAACAGCATTCACTCGCCGTCGTGTACCAACAACGCGTCCCGTTGCCCGGCACGACATTCATACGGCGCATAGATCCCGGGGTGGCCCAAGTCGAGCTCAGACCGACGGAACTCGGTGATCTCTTTTCTAATATGCATCTCCAAGTGACTCTCCCCGCGCTTGCTCCCGGGTATTCATACACGAACCAGATTGGTCGAGCTCTCATAGAAAAGATTGAATTTATAGTGAATGATACGGTTGTTGAAACAATATATGACGACTGGCTCGTCATCCGCGATCAGACGTTTCTCGACTATGACGAGCAAGTAGGAATGTTCAATCTCGTGAATGGTGGACAGGCCAATCAAAACTTGAGCCCTACTGCGCCTCTAAACCTCTTGATTCCACTTGAATTTTTCTTTTGCAGACGTCACAGTCACGAGAATAAGAATCGTGAGCGGTTGCGCCGGCCTTACTTCCCGGTCTGTGCAATATGGGCCCAGAAGATTTACATTCGCTTCACATTCAGACCTCAGACGTGGTTTACAAACTCACCCACCCCTGTTGATTTGATAAAACCTTTTATCATTCTCGAATCCGTGCGTCTGACGGATGCCGAACGGCTCTACTATCGCAATCAGCCATTGAGATACATCATACCAACCATAAAGAGGGAATCCACTGCCGAATACAATCAGGGAGCGGTGACGGCTGCACTCACCGCCAACTTTCCAGTCCAGCTCCTGGCTTGGTTTATTCGAAACAAAAACTATGAAGGAATTCAAAATTCAAACTTTTTCGACGTGAGATATCTCTATGGGTACGCGTCCCAGTATATCACGGCTGCCGTGCCATTGTCATTTCCGACGGGAAGCTCTCAATACATTGATTCAATTGAGACGGTAAAAATTACAATGAATAATGTTGACATCCTCGATACGTTCGCGAACGGCACATACTGTTCTTTCAAACAGCCCATGGAGCACGGGTTGTCGGTTCCTCAAAAGAATATCTATCTGTATTCATTCGGTCTAAACGTGACTGAATACAATCAGGGGGGGTATATTGATTTTTCAAAATTGAATTCTCATACTTCAAATATAACACTAAAGTTTCTTCCGGAGCTTGCGGCGACCATCACACAGTACTCACTGTACCTGTTTTACTATGGATATTCGATTCTTGAGTTTCGTGGGGGATTTGCGCGCATGTCCTATCTTTGAACGGTCCTGCACTCTGCATATAGTCTATAATTCCGTTAGTGATGCACCATTTGATGAAGTTGAGTTGGGCCACGGTGGTTGTGAGACCCTGGAATTGCACGCGTTCAGTCCTGCAAAACGGATCAAAGAGTTTTTTCGAATATCCGTCGAGACTCGACTTGTAAGCCACGTGAACGGTAAATGCGCGCCCGGCGGGTGACGTGTACGTGACGTGTTTATTCTTGGCGTAATTGGTGATAAACCACTCCAGATTACGCAGAGAAATACCCTGACTCTTGGTCGTGAGAATGTCGTGGAGGCGTGAGGCGTTGAGTGGATCCTCGTAAAAGCGCGTGAGAGATTCTAGGAGCAGGTCCGACTTGCTCATTATTTTAGAAGAACGTTAAATGTTTAACTGTCCTCACCTTCTCACACGCCGGGCATCCTGAGAGGAACATCGGCGGCAGCGTGTGCGTGTGCTGAACAGAAGGAACATCCTCAGTTTGGGGGCGCATGGCAATCACCGGCTTTTGATCCAGGTGAGTCTTGCAGTACCCGTCGGTCCGTGCGTGTCGTGTACAACGCGTACCCTTTCCAATGAGACCGAGGCACTGGTCCGACTTGACCTCTAGACACGCCACGTCTTTCATGAGTTTTTCGTACGGAAGGCGATACGTTTTAGACACGTGCTGAACCACGTTACTCAGACGCTCACTGACGCGTCGATGAACTTCATTCTCAATGATGTTCATTATTTGTTGTTCCATTTGGAACCTTACTCTCTTCTAGCTCGGCTTCTTAAAATACCCATCAAGCGTACGCATCTTGGGGTCAAATGTACCCTTCTTATTCCCGGCCGTGGCTGCGGCGAAGATTGTCCTCTCCGGATCTGATCCAACGAGAGGCTCGAGCAAGTCACAGACCGGCTTTTTGAGCTGATTTGTGAAATAGTACTGGTAGTCGAGCGCCACTCCATTTTCCGAGACCCACGTGGGATCCTCCGCCTTGTCGACGAGCTTGCCGTTCTTGGGGTTGGCGGCGACTACGAACTGCACGCGGTCACCCTGTTGAGGCTCGGACCCCGGTGAGCGTTTCTTGATCTTGTCGCGGACAGCCACGTGAGGCATCGCCACCTTGTAGTCAGAGGCCAACTGCTTGCTCATCATAAGCTTTTCCATAGGCACCTTTCCAGCCACGAGATCAGCCGATGCTTGACGTGCAAACTGGATGACGGGGCGAGGATCGTCACTTTCGAGAATCATCCCGAGCAAACTCTTCAGCGTCTCGCGGACGTATGGACAACTATCGCGTCTGACAACCTGAATACCCTTGACGTCAATCTTCTTGAAGGCGACGACACCGTCCCGCCCTTTTTCATACATTTTAGCCGCGTAACGCTTCTTGCTATACAAAAAGTAAGGGCAGTAAACCTTTTCGAGTTCAAGATCATTCGGTGATTTGAAGAGCTTCGTGCATTGCTCGGCGGCCAGCTCACCCTGGGCCCAACTGTACTCGATGGCCTCCTGCCCCTTGCGGCCCTCAACGTCAAACTC